GCAAGGTCTGTGCGCAGCGCCTTCTCCTCAGCTGGCGCAATGCCCTGCAAGAAGCTCATGTTCTCACCAACGCCCGACGCAGCCAGTGCCGCAAGGTTGGCAGCGCGCTGGCGGCGGTAATCTTCTGCCCGCTGCACAGCGGCTTCCTGCGCCTGCAACGCCTCCATCTGGCGCTGCTCGAGCATCTGCTTGCGCTGCAAGTCCAGCATGTCCTGCTGGGCCCGCGCATTGGCGCTTGCCGCCGAAATCGAAACGACCGTGCCAGCTGCTGCTGTAGCTAGGCTGGCAATTGCCAGAACCGTTGCTGAAATGCACATCAGACCATTACCTCCAGCTGCAAGCCGATGATCGTGCAGGCCAACGGTTCGCTCTGCGTGATCGTGACGACTGCGTTTTTCTGCCAGCCCAGCAGCCAGAACTCGTAAGTGCCAGTGACGGGATCAGGTGCGAGTGATAGATCATCGGTCACTTGTCGCAGGATCAGGCGGTTGCCATCAATGGACACGGCTAGCGTCGAGTGCAGCCCGACGATCACCCGGTTGATCCGCTTGGGAATGCCCATCATTGGGCCGGTTGCCAGCTGCACATTAATCGGCAGGATCTCGACCGCAAAGGTGTAGTCATAACCCACCGTGATCTCGGTCACGGACACCGGCAGGGTTAGCTCGCCAGCACCGCCAACCGTGAAGGTGCCAAGGTGCAGCCCGCCCGAATTGACCGCCACGGTCTTGCCGAAATAGATCGCCCCCACCGTCCAGCTGTCGCTTGCGGCCCCGGTGTAGATAGTCGCCCCGTCCAGCGCCTGTCCGCGATCGGCCGAAACAGCCTCAAGCCGGTAGGTTCCGCCGCGCAGCACGGAGAAATAGATCGTTTCGCCCACCACGCAGACGCTATCGAAGCTGCCAGCCGTATCCCACGGCGTCCACCCAGCCAGGTTCTCAGCGCGGGCCGAATGAAACACCGCCGCCTTGCCAGTCTCGTTGACCAGCAAGGCATACTGCTCAGAGCGATCGGTAGTGCCGAACAACACCGCCATGTCCTGTGGCTGGCTGACAATGTGCGAGGAGAGGATGTTGAGGTTGGTGCTCTCGTAGCCGCCGCGCGCCTCGTTATACATGAACTCGCGCACCGCAGTCCCACTGCCCTGCACATAGAGCGTTGCTCCGTCCAAGGGGAGCGGGCAGACCGACGAGCAACCATAGGGCGTCTGCCGGCGAATGCGCATCGTCACCGGCGTCAGGGTGCCGTTGTTGGGCGGCGGCGCAAAGAACTCACCCAGGGCCGTGAAGATCAGCAGATCGCGGTGGCTGACAAGGTGGCGAATGTTGGAGATATCCTCCGCCCCCACCGTCACCTGGATGCTGTCGCTATCCAGCCCCTCGCCCACATCGAAGTTGAAATACTGGTAGATTACCGAGGACCACAGCCCGTCAGGAATGCCGGTCGTGCCGCCGAACCACAGCCGCCCCTCATGGAAGCAGACCGCGCCCGGCCAGCCATTGCGTTCGCAGAACACCGGCTCTGTCCAGTCGGTCGTGGCAATTGCCGAGCCGGTATATTGGACCGAAGGCCCGCCGCCATCCTCGCCAATCGTGGCGCTGCCGGCCGTGCTGATCGAATAGCGGTTGTCGTCCAGCACCGTAATCGTGAAGGTGCCATTGAGCTGGGCAGAAGTAACCCCGCCAACATCCGACGCGCCGCTGATCGTGATGCTGGCCCCGGTAGCAAAGCCATGCGCAACATGCGTGACCTCGACCACGCCTGAGCCCAGGTTGGTGCGGAACGGATCCGGTTCGTAGCGCCCGACGATCGTGCCCTGCACCGTGGCTGTCAGGACAGTGGTGCTGGTGTAGCCGGTGACAGCAAGCTCGACATCCTTCCAGCGCAGCCGCTGGCCCACCATGTCAGAGGTGAACACGGCAGCATTGGCGGTGACGGTGACAGAACCTGTCACCCCTGAGCAGCTGATCGTGACCGGATCATCGACAAACTTGTAGTAGGGCTGGTAGATCTTCTGGCCGTTCGACGCCTGCGTGAAAGCAAAATCAGCCACGGTAAAGGTGGACAGGCCGGTGCGCTTGATCACCTGCGGCGACCACGCCTGATGGCAAACAAGCATCGTGTCCGCGACCTGGGTATAGGTCAGCTCGAACAGCTCGTCGGTGGTCCAGTTGCAGCCGCTCGTCACGCTGGTCAGCAGCGCGCCAGCTAGCGAATACACATCAAGCCGCCCGTTCGACAGGCACAGAACGTAGCGCTCAGCAGCCGAAAACTCGAAGGCCAGCAGCCGGCCACGGCCAGCAAGGTTGGCAAGGTGCAGGGTGCCAGGGCGCCGCGCCACACCGCCCGTCGAGAGCAGCATCCCGTTGCGCAGCGACTTGGCCCCGTTCTGGTAGGCCCCGGTATCCACGCGGAACAGCATCAGCGGATCCAGCTCACCGCTCGAGAAGTTGGTCTGGAGCTGGTGGATCGGCATCAGCGGCCTCCTACACGGCTACGGCCCATCCGTCCGGTGATCAGGCCCTTGGTCGGCAGGTCTTGGCTGGTGCGCGCCTGCGCATCGAGGTTGCGGCACAAGGCGGCATGGCGCAGCGCGCGCTTGTCGAGCAGGTCAGCCAGGTCCGGCTTGGCCGCGATCGATAGAGCGAAGTGGCTGGCCATCTGGATTTGCAGCAGCATTGCAAACCACGGCGGAAAGCGTGCCTCGTCCACCCGGTAGACGCCTTCGAGATAGACCTCATCGTCAGCCTGGGCATCGCAGAAGATGCGGTCCTCGTAACGGTCGAAGTCAATCGCGCGGTCATTCACCAGCACGGTTGCAGGCTGCAGGCATTCGGTTGGCAGCTGATAGGCCGCCGACCAGCGCGAAGCGGGCGCATCAACCAGTCGGTCAATCTGCTCGATGCCGGTGGCAAAGCGCCAGCGGTAGCGGGACAGGTGATCCTGCACCGTGCTTTCATACAGGTTGGCTGAAACCAGCGCCTCGGTCGTGCCATCCACAAACGAGGTAATGGGGGCAGCTCCCACCATCACCAGTCCCCGGGCGCAAATGTCGATAGCCGTGCTCATGTCTCAGCTCCCAATGAAAAGGGCCGACCGCGGGAGAGGACGCGGCCGGCCCAGTTCTGAAACCGCCTCAGGGCAGCTCCAAGTTAAGTGGCGGTGACGCCTTCGGTCGCGGTGGTCGTCACGGTCGCAGCGCCATCAGCACTGGTAACGGTGATCACATCGACCTTGGGGGTGCCGCCCGTTTCCGAGACAACGATGATAACATCCCACTGGCGCAGGTTGTCGGTCACAGCGTTGAAGTAACCCGAAGCAGTCACGGTGGCGATCGCGTCAGCGGTTTTGTAGATGTGCAAGCCGGGGTTTGCGCCCGCGATCTTGAACAGCGAGGTTGCAGTCAGAGCCATGTCGACTTCTCCTTAAGCGTCGTAGGCCTGGACCTCGAACACACCAGTCGTGTCGATCAGGACAGCGCCCTGCGACATGTAGCTGGTGCCGAGGTGGGCGACCTTTTCGGGGATGTAGTTCAGTTCGGTAACGACTTCCGCGCCCGAAGCATGGCCGAGGCAGTTCTTGTGCCAGGCAAAGTTCTTGCGAATGCTCGTTGCAACCGGCAGACCCGAGTGGGTGAAGAACATGAAGCCCATCCACCGACGCGCAACCATGCCGCCCTTGTAGGGCAGATCGTCCGAGCCAACGTAGTCCGCCGAGGCGAACGCAGCCAGGCCCAGCAGGTCGGTCCAGCCACCGGGGCTGATAGCAAAGTAACGCTCGCCATCATCGGGAATGTCGTTGTTCCCCATGGTTTCGAACACCACGTTGACCTTGGTCTGGTTGAGGCCGGTCGTGCCGCCTTCGCTCTGCGTGTTGCTGGTGGCGTCCAGCTGCGTGATGATCAGGTCATCGGTCTTGCGGCCGAGTGCAGCCGCAGCCGACTGCGTGACAACACCGCGCTCGTCGATATTGATCTTCAGCTCGTCGAGCTTGTCGATGTAATCGGCGGCGTAGTAGTCAGCCAGCGTGCATTCGACCGGGGTGTGGTCGATCGACATGACCGGCACGTTGCCGTGACGGGACTTGGTGCCAGCGCTGCCCTTGCCAACCTTCTGGAAGGTGGTCGAGGTGCCCTTAACGTTGTTCTTGTTGCGAACGGTATTGCGGAGCTTGGAACCCATGCGCTGATAAGCCATGTGAACCTCGCTCTCGAACTGCTTCACGAACGCGTCGGAAATATCCATCGCCATGAGAAATCCTTTCGAGGAAAGTGGGGTCCGGTTATCCGCTGCCTGGGTCTTGCCGGTTGTCCCTTGCGGGGCCAGTGTCGCCGTGCGGGCCTGAGCGTGATTTCGCGCGGGTCCGTGCTGGTCACAATGGACTAGTTGCGTTTGACCAGCACCAACCCCTCCAGCTGGTAGCCGAACCGCTCGAGGAAGCGCCGCGCCGGATCGGTATTGGTGCCGGTGGTCAGGCCCATCCGGATCTGGACCGTGCCCTTCGCTTCGGCCCAGGCTTCCATGTAGCGGATCAACCGCACCGCCGCCGTGGTCCCGCGCCACTGGGGGTGGACAAAGAATGCCAGATCGTCAGCCGTGCGTGCCGAGCAGAAAATCATGGGAGCGCTGCCCATCGCCAGAAAGCCGATGATCCCGGCCACATCGTCCACCGCCACCAGCCCCAGCCAGTCAGGATTGTCGAGGCACAGGGTAAACCATGCCTCGAACCGTTCATCTTCGAACGGATATTCCTGATAGGCCGGGGCCTCGGCCTGCATCAGCTGGCCCAGATAGAGCGCGCCGGGTAGGTCGCCCGGCTCGATCTCCCGAACGGTGATCACTTGCCACCATACTTCTTGGCAAAGAAGGCTTCGACCTTGGCAACCACTGCCGGGTCACGGTGCTTGGGATCGTAGTATTCCCGGCTGTCCATCAGCTTGCGGATCTCGGCTTCCTGCTGGACAAGGTCATTGCCGCCAGCATTGCCAGCATCGCCGGTTGCAGCCGGTGCGCCAGCCTCCTTCATCAACTCCTCGATCGCCTCAACGCCGGCCGCAGTGGTGCAAATCTGCGCAATCGCCGCAAACTTGGCGGGATCGCTGCCAAATCGCTGGTTCGCCCACAGCCCGACCGCTTCGGCGCGCTGCTTGCCGTTCTCGCCCAGCGCCTTCATCTCGGCATTGGCGGTTTCCTGCAAGCGAGACACCTCAGCTTCGGCATAGTCGGCAATGGTCTTGGCAAACTGGTCCTGCGACAGCCCGGTTTCGTGGGCGATCTTGCGGAACAGGCCCACTACCGGCGATGCGGCCAGCTGCTCGGCGTCGAGCGCGTCATGGCTGGGCAATTCGTAGGCATCGGGCGTCTCAGGACGCACGGCCAGGCGCTCGCCCTCCCATTGCTCTTTCAGCTGGTCGATCGACGCGCCGCGCATCTTTTCCAGCTCGACATAGGACTTGGCCAGGTTCTCAACGCTCGGACCTTCGGGCGTCCAGAACTTTTCCGGCAGCCAATCGGGCCGCTCGGCCGCTGGCGGGGTGCCGCTATCAGCTGGCGGGGTTCCGGCGTCCGCGTTTCCCTCGGCGGGCGGGGTGATCAGGCTCTCCTGGGTCATTCTGCTTACCTTTCGCAACACGCGCTTCAATGATGCCGACGAGGTAGCGCGATCCCTCGCGGTGACGCAGCTGTGCGTCCGTGATTTCAGGCCCCGCCACCATTTCGATGGTCACGGCGCGAAGATAAGACAGCACTTCGCGCCCTGCCGCCGAGCGGAACAGGGTGGCGAACAGCTGATTGAGCTCATCTTCCTGCGTGCGGGTGCGCGCGAGGCCGTCAGGCCCCAATACCCGGTCCGGCGCCGGGGATTTCCGGTCCAAGGCTCTCTCCTCCTTGCTGAATTGTCGAAATCTGCTGGGCCAGCTGCGCCCGGCCCTTCTCATCACGGCGCAAACGCTCGGGAACCCCGAACTTCTTGGCTGTATACTCGGCCACTTGCGCCCCATCGGTGTAGAGATTGACCATTTGCGGGCCATAATGGCGGCCAACCAGCCCCAACCAGCTATCGACCGCGTTGATATCCTCGACTGCCTGCGCCTGAGACAGCGGAGAGGTGGCAACGATCTTGACTTCGCGCCCGTTGACGGTCGGAAGCTCGATCAGGCCGCGCTTCTTGAGGATGAAGATCACCCGTTGCAGCACGCGGTTGACGAACTCGACCTGCAAGCGCCCGAATGCCGAACCAATCTGGCGCGACAGGTCGGCCATGCGCTGCGCTACCTCGGTTGCGCTCATCGGCGTGGTGTCAGGCGAGCCAAGCGTCTCGTTGAACAGCGCCTTCTTGATGTTGTTGCGCATGTCGCCCAGGATCAGCTGACCGACATTGAAATCACCCGCGCCGCCGACCTGCTGCAAGCCCGCGCTGCCCGGCGCAACCGGAATGATCGTGCCTGGAACGAGGCGAATGTTGTCAACCGACACAACCCCATCGTCCTCAGCGGTATAGACGCCGGCAATTGCCATCTCGGCGTTCTCGAGCGTCAGCTGCACGACCAGATTGGCAGTGCGCACGGCAGCAAGGCAGTTGAACAGCGGGCCGCGCCCCCATGCTTCGCCCGCAACCTTCGACCAGCGCCAGCCAATGTAAGGATTGGAGCCGGTGCCAGAGAGTGTGGCCTTGCGAATGATCTCCTTGTGTGCCGGCAGAAACACGCGCAGCTCGTTTGTCTCGGTCGGCTTCTTCCAGTCGCGGTAGATGCACAGCACCACATCGACGAGCGGATCGGTTTCCTTGTCCTTCTCGCTGGCGATCTTGCGCTTGAGTTCAGGCGGGATCACCGATCCAGGGTAGGCGGTTTCGATATGCGACAGGCGCACCTTGCGGCTGCGCATGTAGGTGTCGATCTTGTCGTCCGGCCCGGTGTCAATCAGCAGTTCAGGCAGCGGGACAGCGGTGAACACCACCGGATTGACCGCATCGCCCTCATTGACCTCGAGACAGGCCGTGCCAACCGCTGTGTCGATCAGGCATTCGTTGGCTTCCTGCGCTAGATTGGACGCCTGAAGGATCTCAAACACATAGTCCGTGACCTTCTCTAGTGCCTTGTTGATCTCCCCAACCTCTGCGGGGTCCACGTCGCTACCGGCAGCGAGTTCCGCCCAGCGGGCATAGTTCGGCATAAGCCCGGCCTGGATACGGCTCGCAAACTCGGGGGTCGCGACGACCGCGGTTTCGTCGAATACGTCAGGCGAAACCTGCCCCTGACCGCGCTCAAAGAAAGAAGTGCGGCCAGGCACAGCGTAATCATAGCATTCCTGATAGGTGCTCTCCCACGGCTGGCGTTTGGCGCGTGCGCGCTCGAGGCGGCGCAGCAGCGTTTCGATCTCGTCACTCATACCAGCTGCACATTGTTTAAGCGGGTGCTGCCGCCGAAGAAGCCGCCACCAGCACCGCCGCCGCTAAAACCGCCAATCAGGCTTGGCATGGTGCCGGTAAAGTCACCGCCACCACCGCCGCCGCCGCTAATGGGGACGCCCCCGCCGCCTGATCCGCCAGACGCTGCCGGGATCAAGGGTAGGCCGGAGCGCCCGCCACCAAAGAGGAAACCCGC